TTAGGAATATCTACAGGACAATGTATAGGAACAGCATTGAGATGGATGAGACAGGTAAGTGCAAGAAAAAATTTGTTGTATAATGCTTCTAATAAGTTTGTTGTGTTAGAACAATTATTGGAAGGATTTAAAGATAAGAACACTGTTGTATATTCGTTTTCCCAAAAGAAAGCTAATGAAATTGCTGCTAAATCTCCTCTAAGAAAACCCTTTCATGGAGCAAGTTCCAACCCACAAATATTGAAAGATTTCAGAGAAGATAGATTGAAAGTACTCTCGCTTTGTAAAAAAGGAGAAGCTGGACAGATAAGTGATAATGTATCTGTAGCAATTAGAACATATTTCACATCACAGAAACGATCTCTTCTTCAAATAACTGGAAGAATTTTAAGATTTGATGCTAACAATGGTGAAAAGCAGGGAATCGTTATAAATGAATATGTAGATGATTTTGAATACAAAGGAGAAAAATATTTTTCACAAGATTTAGTATGGTTGAAGCAATCTTTAGAAGGTTCTCGCTTCATTGAATTTGTAGAATCCATAGAAGAAATTGAAGAATTGTATGAAACTATTTGAAACAGAACAGGTAAAAAAATGGTGGGAATCTCTTAATAAAGCTAATAGAGGTATTCCTATTGGTAGTGTAAATACCAGATGTGAAAAGGAGAGATTGGTAAAAAGAACTTTAAATAAATGGTTTGCAGGAAAATATTATTGTTGGATTGAGAATGTTGATACAGGATTTGAAACTGTTGATAATAATGGAGATAGAGAAACTATTTACTATAAGAAGAAAACTTACATTTGTATTACAGGTGTTTCTTATGTATTAGGTTGGGGAGAAAAAATTGTAGTTTTTTATATTGATGCAGCAAATCATGTAAAATTCAATACTGAATTAGAATTGGGGTATAATGAGCTTATTAGATTAGAAGGAATGGAAATCAGTTCTGAAGAATACAAAGAAGTGATGAAGCTGTTTGTGTATGATGAACCAATGAAAACATTTACATTCCAAGCTTATGATATGAGAACACTTGTTGGTAAAGGTAAGAATCAAAAATACAAAAAGCTTTCTGTTTTTGTTGATGCGCATAACTATTCAGAAGCAAAAAGGAAATTGAAAGATAGTGAGTATTGGATTGTTTGGAACAATTACACTGAAAAACTATTATGAAAAAACAAATCAATTTTCTAAATCTTTCTAATGGGACTGAAGCTATTACAGAAATAGAAGCTCCTTTTTCATTTATACGTATTCAATCAACAACTCTTGAAAGAAAAGACTACATCAAACTATTTCTTGATTTAGATCATAACTTTCTTTTACATTTAGCTTTGGGATACCATTACATTGTACATGATAGAGGAACAAATAGAAAAAACTCTAAAGTGATTTCAAGAGGAATTCCTATTATTGAATATGTTCTTAACAGATATTGGTACGGAATAGAGGAAAAATGTTGGTTTAAGCAAAGAAACGGTGTAAGTTTTTTAGATGAGACAGGATATGCTTCTTCTATATATGATTTTCTGTTTGTGTATGATAGTAACATAGAAAAGCAGAAAGTGAAAACAAAGCTTAAACACTACAAGAAATTTCTTAATAGTGATAAAGTGCATTTACAAGGAGAAAGTGTTTCTACAAAAAACGATGGGAACTATCCTTATTTTTTTGAATTGTTAAAAACTAATTACAATGCAAACATTAATATTGAATAAATCAATTTTTAACAAAACAGCTCATGAATGAATTTATTAGAAACGTTTAAATTACTGCGAAAGATTAGTGAAGTGTGTGGGTATCCTGTAATGGTAGAAGATTTGTTTTTTCTTTTGAGTATTCATGAAAGACAAAATTCAGCTTTAGATGTGGAATTACAACACGAAATCAAATACTACTATTTACAATTCCAATTTTATGATGCTTCTTCTAATGATCCAACACTAATTAGTTGGGTGAAGAGAGCAGAATATTTGATGGGATTGGGGTTGTTGGAGTGTCAATACGGGGAATGGAAAAAGGTAAAAAATGGATATCTTACAATAGATATTCTGAAGCTCAACGTAACAGAGAAGTTTAGTCGTGACATACTTATAGATTCCAGTAAAAAAGAGATTGTATGGAATTTTTTGGTCGAGCAGTTTGGAGGTGAATTTAACTATGTAGGAGAAGAAAAATTCCCTAATCGTTTACCTTCGCGAGAGTTCTGGAAGCAGGGATTAAAATCAGAACAAGATCTTATAGATTTGTTTTGGAAAGTTTGTAATAGTGGCAGTAAATCAGGAGTAGCAGAAGTGTTTGATACAGTAGAGCAATACAAATCCAAAATCAATGATGGACGTTCGTTGACAAGATTTCTTACAGAGTATGATACAATAAAAAAGATATTGAAAAACAGTAAGAATAATTAAGAAACTATGAGATTTACAGATTTCAAAGAAACACTTCTAAATAAGTGGAAAGGAATATCACTTGGAATTCCAATTAACCCAAATCTAAAGCGTTTAAAATCTGTATTAGGTACTTGGGAACCAAATGAAGCACTTCTTTTTGCGGGGGCTACGGGAAGCGGGAAAAGTAGATATGTATTTAAACATGCTGTTATAGACAGTTTAAAATATGTTAGTAAACATCCTAAAGCTAAAATAAGAGTATTATGGTTAAGTTTAGAGCTTAGTGAATTAGAAATGGTGATTATGCTTTGTCAACATCTTTTCAAAGAAAAGTTAGAAAAGCTCTACACAAGAGATTTCATTCTAAATAAATTTCAAAAAACAGAACCAGATAAAGAATTTTTTGATGATTTAGAAAAAATCAAACCTTCTATTGAATACTTCTTTTCTCATGTCACTATTGTTACAGAAATTAGAACAGTAAAAAAATGGATGGAATATTGTACAAAAATCTTAAATGATTTAGGAACTATTGTAGATGGGAAATACGTAAAAAAAGATCCAAACTTACTTGTAATAGCGGTGGTTGACACTATAAATACATTTACTCCTGAACCTAATCAAACAAAGCTTATGACTATTAGTGATTATTCAGAAAATCACATGAAGAAAACTTTGAGAAATTTTTATGGAGTAAGTTTGATTTCCATTCAGCAATTAGATAAACAATCTCAAACTTCACAATTTTCTAATACAGGAAAAAGAGTAGCAGAAAAGCACAGGGTTTCCAGTGAAAATTTGAAAGATAGTAAATCTACAATTGATGATCATTCAATGGGAATTGCTATATTTTCTCCTCACAGATTCCATATAGAACATTGGGAGGGGTATGATATTGCTCCTTTTAAATATTCAATCAATTTTCTTCACATTCTGAAAAACAATTTTGGAGAAATGGTTGATCCTATTGCAATTTATACAAATCCAATGACGCTTGAGTATGAAGAAATCCCTAATCCAAAATCAGAAAAAACTCTTTATGATGCTTTTATGAAGAAACACAAATTAACATCAGAAGGAGTAAATCTCTTACAATCTCCAGCAAAACTACAATTTGAACAATTATTTAACAAAGAAAATGGAAACATTGAGCTTGAATGATGTGCTGTACAACAGTATGTATGAAGAAAGAGAATATGATATAGAAACAGGGATATATTCTTCTATAGCAGCAGATATAGCAGAGAAATTTGTAAGAGAAATAGCACAAGAATTTGCCATGTATTGTATGGATGAATTAGGATATGATCAAAGTACAATTATTGATGAACAATTTAAAGCATTTCTAAAACAAAAATATGGGAAAGCTTAGAGATGAAATGGAGAAGATGTTTAGAAACAATTCTCATAATGGAGGAGTATATCCTCATGTAGCAGCAAGTGTTGTAGAAGAACAAGTAGAGAAGTATTCTATTGAATTCTTGAAATGGTATTTATTAGAAGTGGAACAAACAGAAACTTCTTACACAACTTATCAAAGATTTCAACAATTTCTAAAAGAAAAATACAAATGAGTGAATGGTGGAAAACTGAATTAGATGTTTCTATTTTATTAGGGAAAACTCTAATTAAGATAGAACAGATTGAGAAGGAAGAATTACGATTCTACACTTCCGATGGAGAAATATATAAGATGTATCATCAACAGGATTGCTGTGAAAGTGTTGAAATAGATGATGTAGTAGGAGATTTAGAAGATTTACTTAACACACCTATTCTTCTTGCAGAAATGGTAAGTAGTGATGAAAAAGGAAATGTACCTGCTAAAAATCCTTCTACTTATGATGTAGATACAGTTGAAGGAAAATATGGAGATGATAGCTATACATGGACATTCTACAAATTTGCAACAATTAAAGGGTATGTTGATGTAAAATGGTATGGAAGTTCAAATGGGTATTATAGCGAACGTGTGAATTTTGTAAATGAATTAGAAACCGAAGAAGAATACTAATGAATGAAGAATTAAAATCTTTAAATGAACAATTGTGGAGAGTAAAACATATTCTCACAACAATGAGTGTTCAAACACTTTCTCCTTTAAGTTTAGGAGTTAAATTAGGAGAAGCTAATTTGATAATGCAACAACAGCTTACAAAGCTTTCTGAATTGATTGTAAAAACACAAAATACAGAAACACTAATCAAATGACAAAAATTGAAAAAGCACTTTTATTAGTTCCTATATTAGGACTATTCTTAAAATATCAAAATCCTTCTTATTATGTCACTTCTAAAAAATGGGATGTATATCAATTGTTGGTTACATTTTTGTTTCTATTATGGTGCTTTGTAAAATTCATTGAATATAACATCACATTTTAAATTTCAATTAAATGAAAAAAACACAAAAACTCAAAACTCTTGTATTAGCAGAGCTTGATGGATTAAAACAGTTTATTCCAATAGAAGTAAGAAAAGCTAAATTAGTGTGGGAAAAATATGATCCAAGTGAAGAAGAATTTTGTATTTATGGCCTTCTTGCTTCTAGTTCTTTTGGACAAATAGCAGCTTGGTATAAAAATGGTGTCACTGCTCCTTATAGTTATGTAGTAGATGAATATGTAAGATGTAGAGCAAAAAAGTTTAACTACAGCAATCTTAGTGTAGGAGAACAAATAGAATTAAATATTTGTAGTTTTTCCCCACTGGAGTTTTATGTTTATAATTTAGAAAAAGAGAATAAAACACATGCTCAAATATTTGCTTATTTGCTTGAAGAAACAACAGAAATTTCTCTGTAATTAATTGAAAATAAGCTTGTAAACAGGGGTAGAATTTTGTATATTTGTGTAATGAAAATTAGTAACAACTTAAATAATTGAACATGGAATTAAAGAAAGCTAAAAGACACAAAGCTTATTTGAAACTTGGTGTAAGTGCTGTATCCGGGGGTGGTAAGTCCATGTCCGCACTTTTACTTGCAAAAGGGTTAGTAGGAGATTGGGAGAAAATTGCTGTAATTGATACAGAGAATGGAAGTGCAAATCTCTACGAACATTTGGGGAACTATAATGTATTAGAGCTTAAAACATTTTCTCCTAATGATTATATTAAAGCAATTGATGTGTGCTTACAAGCAGGAATGAAATGCATTATCATTGATGGAATTTCTTTTGAATGGGATTGGTGTTTAGCTTACCAAACAAAATTAGGAGGAAAATATCAGGATTGGGGTCAAGTTACACCTTTACATGATGCATTCAAGAACAAGATTCTTCAATCTCCTGTACATGTGATTACTACTGTTAGAAGAAAGCAAGAGTATGAGATTGTAACTGAAGGGGGAAAAACAAAAGTTAATAAAGTTGGACTTGCAGAACAAACCCGTGGTGGGTACGAGTATGAGCTTACTCTAAACTTTGAAATTGATGAAAATCATTTAGCAAGAGCTTCTAAAGATAGAACAGGATTATTTGTTGATAAAATTCCTTTCAAAATTACAGAAGAAACAGGAATAGAATTGAGAAATTGGGCGAACGCTCCTTCTAATAATGAAGAAGAACTACAGAAAGCTTTAGTGGAAGTAACAAACTCTGATTCTTTAGAAACTTTGAAAAAAGTATTTGCTAATTATACAGAGTTTCATGAAAATGAAAGCTTTAAATCTGCTTGTACAAATAAGAAGCAACAATTTTCATAATGGAACAGAATTTTAAACAATTAAACAAACCAAACATAGAACAACAATGAAATTTGACATCACCAAAGCTAAATTTATTCCACAGAGCAATGTTCGTTCAGAAGCAAAACTTACTCTCGAATCGCTTCTTACTTATACACCTAAACCTGCTCCTATTGAGTATGATTTAGTGTTGTTAAAGAACGGAAGTTGGAAGATTGCTGATAAATTTGTAGAAGGACAAGCAGAAAATGAAGGATTTACAGCTTCATTGGTAGAAGGAAACGTGTTTCTTATCAAAGGAAATGAAACTCTTTCACCGGAGCTTACTCCTAAATTCCTGAACGGAACAGGAACCATCTTTAAATCAGCTTATTTCAGTTTCCTTGTAGCTTCTTCTGATTTGAAGAACAGCACAGAATTCTTCTTGGAAGAAGGGGAAAGTGGAATTGATGGAGTAAAAGCTTATTTATTGATTACAGAAGCTCCTGTAGTGAAAGAAACACCACAAGTGCTCACTGCGGAAAAACTTGCTCAATTAGAAGCACCTATTCCACAAGCTGAAATTCCTGCTGTAGAACATACACAACAGGAATTGGATGCTGTTAAAGAATATTACGAAAAAATGAACGAAGAAATTCTTCCAACAGAAAACGTAGTGTTTGAAGAAGCTGTAACAGAAACACCTGCTATTCCTCCTGTAGAAGTAGCGGTAGAATCAGAAGATATTTTTTAATTAGCTTTCCTTCCCCATAAATCAAAAGGAAGTATCAGAAATGGTGCTTCCTCTTTTTAACTCAAAATTTTAACAAAAACAACACAACAACATGGAATTTCAATTTAACACAGGAGTAGAATCAGAAAAATCAATTGGTAGTGGTTCTAAGAAATTAGCTCTTCCAACAGATCCTTCTAAAGGTGTAATTGGTGTATTAGAATCATGGAAGTTTGAAGAAGCATCAGGGAATAGTAGTGGATATGTTGAGCTAACATTTGATGTTGATGGATCTAAATTAAACAAACGTGTATATGATCCTACACAAGGAGATAAAGCTACTTCTGAACGTGTAAAACAAACCACAGGAGATTTAACTGATTTAGCTAAAGCATTGGGAGCAGAAGTTCCTCAAAAAACTGTATCTACATGGAAAGATTTTGTAGAAACAACGTTTGAAACTGCTAAGATTGGAGAATCTATTCGTATCAAGGTGGTGTACAAAGACAAGGTTGTGCAAGTGGATTATGAAAAAGCTCAAGGAATTGCAGAAGAAGATTTGAAAGCTAAATTCTCTCCATTTGTTAAAATTGCAAACTTATACTGGTGGAGAAAAGTTTCTGATACATATCCATTCAAAATCAACGAGCAATACGATGTAATTGATTATAACGTGATGGTGAAAGAACCAGTACTTCCAAGTGGTGTTGAAGATTTACCATTTGCAACAAGTGTAGGAATTGCAACAGATGAAGAATTGTTCTAAAATATTTCGATTTATCATATAGTGAATAAAAAAGAGAAGAGACATTGTTCCTTCTCTTTTTCTTTTTGTTAGCTTTGCACATTAAACAATTTCTATGGAATTCATACTTCAAACAGGAAACACACAGCAAAGCGTTTCGTTAAAACAACAAATTCTTTCTAAATTCTCTCAGGAAGAAATCTTTCAGAAATATTTAGGATTCTATCCAAAGCTGAATGTTCGTTACACCAATCCTTTACGAGAAAACAAAACTCCTAACACAGAATTTCTATACATTGGCGATGCTCTGTATATGAGAGATTGGGGAAGTGATCAAAAAAACCTAAATTGTTTTTCATTAGTTCAACATTTATACAATTGTTCTTTCTATGAAGCTCTACAACACGTTCAAATTGATTTTGGGATGGATGCTCAACAAATGCAGCAATGTCCTCCCACAATACAAAGAAACAGCAATTATGCTTATGTGGAAGCTAATGTAAAGAAACTTCAAAGCATTAGAATTAGGAAAAAGGAATTTACAGAAAAGGAATTGGAATTTTGGAATTGTAATGGAAATTTTGAGTTTAATACAAAACAGCTTGAAGCAAAGCAAATATATTCAACAGAGTATGTTTGGTACAACAACAATCAATGGAAATCAAAAGAAGGGGTATTTGCTTATCAATTAAAACAAGGGAGATTTCAGATATATTCCCCATTTAGTGAAGATAGGAAATACAGATTTAGAAGTACAAATTTGAAAGATGTGATTGCAGGAGTTCAATGGTTGGAAAAAAGTGAATATGTTGTTTTATCAAAAAGCTATAAAGACATGATAATGCTCCGTAGTTTGAATGTAAACGCATGTGCTTTGTTGAATGAAGGGATTATACCAACTAAAGAACAAATGTCTCTGATAGCAAGTTATGGAACTCCTGTCGTATTGTTTGATAGTGATGAAAAAGGAATTGCAGTGAGTAAAAAGATTTGTGAATTGTATGGATGCAGATATTTGCAGCTTCCTGATGGAAATTTCAAAGATGCTTACGAATTTGTATATGAAGAAGGAAAAAGTGTAGTGGAAGAATGGTTGGATGAAAATGGATTGTTGATATGAACAAAGTTTCAATTACAATTATTGAAAATAGAAAAACTCTGAATTTAAAATTCGGATACAAACAAAAAAGAACGAGTTTATCTTTAAAAATCCCTTTAATTACTAATAGAATAGATATAGCAAATGCAAAACTTCAATCTATTGGTGATTCTTTTATGGGAAGTTTTTTTGAAAATGTAGAAGATGTGAAAAACTGTTTTGTGCAGCACTATTTAAAAAGCTTTTTAATTGCATATACAAAAACAGTAATTCCTTCTAAAGAATTTCATACGTTTAACTCTTTATACAATGAAGTAAAGAAAAGAGCAAGAAACAAAAATATTGAATTTAACATTGATGTGTTCTATTTAGAACAATTATACACACAGCAAAATAAGAAATGCAATTTAACAGGATTTTTTCTTTCTTTTGGAAAAAAGAATTTGTATAAAATATCAATAGATAGAATAGATTCTTCAATAGGATATGTAAAAGGAAATATACAGCTTATTTGTTTAGGAGTTAACTATTTGAAAAATACATTTGACAATGAAGAAGTGATTGAGTTTTTAAAACAGATGAAAAAATGAGCAGAATTGTAACACTTAGTTTGAATGTACAACTAATTATGGTTGTAGATGAAGGAGTTGAAATACAAGAAATCGTAAATGAACTTGATTACAACTTTGTTGATACAACAACAAAAGCAGATGTGCTTGATGAAACAATATTGGGATTTGAAATTATTGATTCAAAATGAAATTTGAACTATTGGAAAAACAGTTGAAGAAATTCAACACATGGAAAAAGAAATAAAAAGTTCCTCCAATGGTAGCAGCTATTGGAGGAAGTTATAGTTTCACATTTACTCCAACAGGAATCGGAGATTTTGTAGAAGTGAAATGTAATGATAATGGTAAAACTTTAATTTTAACGGAAGAACTATGAAGAATTTGAAAAATAAAGCTTATTGGTTTTTAACATTTTGTTACGTTATCTCAATGCTGATGTTATGTTCAGGAATTATGGTATGGAGTACACTTCCTACAAGTAAATTAAATGAATTTATTGGAATTATACTTGTTCCTACATCATTTTCTTTTGCTATGATAACCCCTATTATATTAAAAGGAATGTTTAGTGATACACTTCTTGCAACACAGAAGGAAATTGATGATTTGAGAAGCATTTTGTACCATAAAGAAGTAGAATTACAGCAAAAAGAAGCTAAATTAAATCTTATTGAAACATTTTTAAAATCAGCAGTATCATGAAAACCAATTACTTACTAAATTTGTTAGAATATTGTTATAACGATGAAAGAGATTTTGTGTTAGAATGCTTGGATGAAGAAGATTCAGAAGAGTTTGAAGCAATCAAAGATGTGTACAATATGATAAAATTCATGGAATTAAAAGGATTTGAGAATTTCATCTTCTATACAATTCTTCAATTAATGTTTCAATACAATGTTCCACTTTCACAATTTGAGAGATGAGAGACTTTAGATTAACTGTTTTTGGAGTTTTAATAGGTATGATTGGGGAATATTTGTTCAGAGTACAATTCAATGTATATGCTTTTGTAGTATTGGTTTGTTTAATAGTTGGAGTATTTATAGATTTAAAATATGAAAGAAGCAATTAACAACTTAGAATTAATTCTCCCTCTTCTTGAATTTAAAGAAGAGGGAGATTTCTACCAGATTCTTTAAAGATTTAGCGAAAAAATTAGGAAATTATCTTTCTTTCTCGTATATTTACAAACACTAAAAAAATACAAAAATGAGAAAGTTAGATTTACCAAAAAATGAAATCATAGATTTATACAATAGTGGGTTGGGTGCTTATAAAATAGCAAAGAAATTTAGTTGTTCTGGATCTTCAATAAATAACTATCTTAGGGATTATTGGGGTGTTGACACGAAGAAAACTAATAACAACTATAGAAAATACACTTTAGATGATGATTTCTTTTCAGTAATTGATACAGAAGAAAAAGCTTATTTTCTTGGATTGCTTTATGCTGACGGATGTGTTTCAGATAAAAATGTATTTACAATTCGCTTACAAGAAAGAGATTCTTATATTTTACAAAAATTTTTAGATTCCTTAAAAACGAATCTTAATTTAAGTATATTTTTACCTCCTTATAAATCTTATCAAACTCAAAAAGGATTTTCTATTTCAAGTAAAAAAATGTGTAAAGATTTAATTAGATTGGGATGTGTTCCTCGTAAATCATTAATTCTTAAATTCCCAAAAGAAAATCAAGTTCCAGAGTATTTAATTCACCATTTTATAAGAGGAAGTTTCGATGGAGATGGAACTGCTTTTCTTACAGAAAGAATTATCAATAAAAGGACTTATATTGAACCTGGATTAGCTTTTATATCTTCTATTGCATTTATAGAAGAATTAAAAATCAAGTTAGATGATTTTGGTAGTTATTCTCTTGTCAATAAGGGAAAAAATGGATATTTATCTATTAAAAATCATAAAGAGCTTCCATCAATTATTGACTTTTTATACAAAGATGCGACTATCTATTTAGAT